TCACGCTAGAGGTCGACGGTTCGAGCCCGTTCCGGGTCGCCATTTTTTTATATATAGGAAATGGTGTGGAAAACATATAAGAAAAAATATACTTATCAACAATTTAATAATAAGCCTCGATAGCTCAGTTGGTAGAGCAAGGGACTGAAAATCCCTGTGTCACTGGTTCGATTCCCGTTCGAGGCACCATTAAAAAATCGCTATATCAATAGGTATAGCGATTTTCTTTTATCTAAACAAGTATTAAATATTTTAAATATTTTAAACATTTTCAATAGTTTAGTGTGTCAAAAAGTGTGTCAAACTTTTAGCAAGTTATTTAATTTTTCAGTTGCATTTTTCTTATCTTCTTCGTCTAGATGAGTATATATGTTGAGTAATGTTTTTACATCTTTATGCCCAGTTAAATATTGTGCTTCTTTTATAGAAATTCCAGCTTTGTGTAAAAAAGAAGCATAAGTATGTCTTAATTGATGATAAGTAAATTTAATGGCTTTAATTTCTTTGCTATTTTGATTTTGACACATTTTTTGTGTGTCAAGCTGGTCTTTATAGTATAACTTATTAATTTCTCTTAGAGTGTATTCTAAAACTCTTCTAATAGATGTTTCTGTCATTAGTTGTTTAGATTTAATAGAAGGGAAGACAAGTTCACTATCTTTATGATTTAATTTCATTTCTTTCACTTTGTCTTGCATAATTTCTAAAATCGGAATTTTTCTGCTAGTTTTGCCTTTAGTACCTTTTATTTCTGGTCTATTTTTCTCCCAGTGAATAGCTTTGTTAACATATAAAGTCCAATTTTCTATGTCTATGTCTTTATATAGAAGAGGAGCAACTTCCTCTCGTCTTATTCCCGTATATAGCATAAAAAGAACCATAAAACATCTGCTATCATTTTCGGCAACTTTTTGTAAATAAGAAATATCTAAATCTGTTAATATTTGTTTTTCTTTCGCAATGTGTTTAGTTTGTTTAATGCTTTTTGCTACATTTTTATAAATATAGTCATTGTCTACGGCTTTATCTAGAATTTGTTTAATTGTAAGAAGTGCAACATCTTTTCTTCTAGTGATTCCTTTTTTGGATAAAGAATTTAACATATTAACAATATCTGTTTGCTTTAAATTTTTTAATAATATATTTCCGATATAAGGTTTTATATATAGTCTTATAGTATCTTTATACATTTTAACAGTAGCTTGTTCTTTATCGGCTTTATATGTCTCTAACCATTTATCTGCCCAAACAGAAATGGTCATGTTTTCGTCGTTTGTAATCATGCCATTATTAGATTTATATTTCAATTCTATATATTGTCGTTCTAAATCTTTTGGGCTATCAGAATACAATGTTTTAATCTTCCCATCAACAGAAACTCTTTTCATTAATCTACCATCTTTTCTAGTAGTATATTTAAACATACAAAACATCCTTTCGTTATATTGGTAAAAAATTAAATGCTAGGAATAGCATTTTTTCTTTTGTATCTTTACAAATATCCATTTTCTTTATAATAATTATAAGCAAATTCTACAGTGTTGGTAGATAAATTAAAATAATCTGCAATATCATAAACAGTATTCATTCCGCTTATTGAAAGCCTCTTTGAAATCATTTATTGTAATTAATATTGTATTTTTCCATTTATTTGCTCTATATTCTTTTTGCTCTATTATTAGCTTATCTGTATTAGCATTATAAAAAGCATTATGATAATAATGTCCAAGTTCTTCTGCTAAAAGTTCCTTTTCTTCGCACGAGGTTTTAATTTGAGAGTAATTTAAACCGAATACAATACTTTTTATCAATCTTACCAATAATTGCTTTATTTTTCATTTTAAAGTCAACTATTGTAATATTTTCTTTATTAGCAATCTCATATAATTTATTTAAATTCATTATAGCCCCCAAAATAAATTAATTATCAGATTTGTTTTCTTTGTTACCATATTTAATTTGTTTATAAAATCTTAAAGCATCTGCGATTTCCTCATCACTTAATCCTTCCATCTCTTTATGATAAGCAAATTCAAATTCTTGTTTTATTTGTTCTTCTGGATTTCTTATATCAGATTTGCCAAGTAAATAGTCAACAGAGCAACCAAATATTTCGCACATTTTTAATTTTATGTCATCATTCGGTATCCTATCTCCACTTTCATATTGAGAAACAGAAGAGCTAGAGGATAAGTTTAATTTTTTTGCTAAATCAATTTGACTCATATTTAATCTATTTCGTTCTAATTCAATTCTTTTTCCTAAAATATTTTTCATAAAATCAGTCCTTTTTATTTTACAAAATGTGAAATCTATTGATATTATAACATTTTTTTCACTATATGTAAAATAGTTTCACAAAATGTTAAAAAAGTATTGACAACTTTCACAAAGTGAAATAATATAATAGCAAGTTTCACAAATAGTAAAATGGAGGTGGGAAATTAATGACATTAATGGAGCAAAAAAGATTAGAAAAAAAGTATACTCAGCAATTTATGGCTGATTCAATAGAAGTTTCTGTAGGTTGCTACAGCATGTATGAGAATAATCAAAGAAAAATACCTAAAGATAAAGCAGAAAAGATTTCTACAATATTAGAATGTAAAGTTGAAGATCTTTTTACGCCTTCCAACTTCACAGTTTGCAAAATAAATACAGAAAATGATTAGAAGAGGAAATAAGAAAAAACTTTATATAGAAAGGAAGTGATGAAAAAATGGCAACAAATTTATGTAGTAGAACAAGAACACAATACATAAAAGTAAAAGATTTAGCAGAAGAATTAAGTGTAACAGTACAGCAAATATATAAAGAAATAAAACGTCCAGAATTTTCAACGTGTATAAAAAAAGTTGGAAGTGCTGGAATAAGGATAGACAAACAAGAGTATTACAGAGTAGCAGAGCAAATTTATAGATAGAAAGGAGTGAGAGAAAATGAGTAAACAAATGAAAAAATATTGCATAATTGGAAAAGCAGTATGTAGTTTATGTAGTGATGTAATACCTACTTTAGCAGTCATAGCAACAGGAGTATTAGTAATAATAAAATTTTTTATAGGATAAGGAGTGTAGATATGGAAGAAAAAAATAGACCAAACGGATTAAGTTGGTTCGCTTTAGGTTTTTCAATAGCTTCTTTAATAGCTGCCTTATTTAAATAAAGCAATTATAGAAATAATTGTTGCTATAATAGAAAGCCAATTATTACATAACCAACTTAAAATTAAAGATTTTGTTAAAGTTTTAGCTTTATAAGTACTTTTATATTTGTTATCTCCAAGAGAAATTATATATTGATTTTTACTTAAAGTTTTAATAATTTCTACAGCATCCATAAACTCAAGATTAAAAGTATTTTGCAATTCATCAAACGAAACTTCAGAATGTTTATTAAAAAACTTTATAAATTTATTAAATGACTTATCCATAAAAATAACCTCACTTTCAAGGTTATTATAATACAAAATCTTATATAAAGGAAGTGATAAAAAAGATGAATAGATTAGATAAAATATATATTTGGCACATTGTTACATTAGCAAAAATGAAACTAAAAAAGAGGGAGGCAAAAAATAAATGGAGACAATAATAATATTTTTATTGTTAGTTATTATAGGAATGTTAATAGCTTATGCAATAGTATCTACAGAAATATATAACGAAAAAGTAGATAAGCTGGAAAAAGAAATCTACGATACAAAGCGTAAATTAAATGAACAGTCTAATAAATTAAGATTAGTTAAAAACGAAGTAGATAATACAGATTTGAAAGAGTCAAAATATTTAGAATTATACAACAGTTATAAAAGAATAAAAAAAGTGATTGCTAATGCTCACACATCAACAATCACAAAAGATTGATTAATTAATGAAATATAAATAAAGAATAACACAAATTTTATAAAAATGCAAGAAAAGAGGAATAAATGGATTTATCTAAAGAATTTCATCCTGCACCAAAACCACCAAAGACAGAAAAAAAGAAAGTAAAAAAGATAAAACAAAAAAGCAGCAAACTAGCAAAATTAGAACGTAATAGATACAGCATAATTACATATAATTTAGATATTTGCTATGTATGTAAACAGCATAAAAAAGAAAATTTTGATGAAGTTTTTGGAGGCAGAACCAGGCAGACAAGCATGAAATATGGACTAGTTATACCAATATGTTTTAGATGTCACAGAGAGTTAACTGATAATCCTTTAAAAAAGAAAGCAATTCAAGAAGAGGCAAAACAAAAATTTATAAAAAAATATAGTGAAGAGAAATTTATTAAAGAATTTGGGAGGTAAAAAATGTATATGGAAACAAAAACTAAAATTATTATAGGAAGTATTGTAGGAGTAATTGTAATAGCAATGATCATACTTGTTGCTAGTATAACAACTGTACCAACTGGATATGTGGGAGTAAAAACGAGATTTGGACAAGTACAAGATGATGTGATTCAAGAAGGATTCAATTTAAAGGCACCATTTATAGAAAGCATTGTAAAGATAGACTGTAGAACACAAAAATATGAGATAGCAACAGAAGCGAGTTCAAAAGATTTACAAAAAATAAGCAATTTAAAAGTAGTAGTTAATTATAACGTAGATAAAAACAATGCAAATAATTTATATAAAGAAGTAGGAAAAGATTATCAAACAGTATTAATAGAACCAGCAATATTAGAAAGTATTAAACAAGGAATAAGTCAATATACAGCAGAAGAAACAATAACAAAAAGAAGTGAAGTAGCAGATGTAATTATCAATTTATTAAAAAATAAATTAGAAAATAAAGGTGTAACAGTAACAGCTTTAAATATAACAGATTTAAGTTTTTCAGAAGAATTTGACACAGCAGTAGAACAAAAACAAATAGTAGAGCAAGAAACACAAAAAGCACAATATGAATTAGAAAAAGCAAAAGTAGAAAACGAGAAAAAAATAGAAAATGCTAAGGCAGATGCTGAAGTGATGAGACAACAAAATGAGCAAATTACAGATAATTACTTAAGGTTAAAAGAAATTGAAAACGAACAAAAGGCAATAGAAAAATGGAATGGACAATTACCAACAACTACTTCAGATGCAATTCCTTTTATAAATGTTAATTAGTGTGGACAACGGGGTATGACAATATAAGTTATACCCTATTTTTTACATAGGAAGGAGAAAATCATGCATAATATACAAGTTTTTAAGAATAGAGAATTTGGAGAAATACGAAGTATTGAGATAAATAATGAACCATATTTTATAGGAAAAGATATAGCAGAGATATTAGGCTATAAAAATACAAGAGATGCAATAAATAAGCATGTTGATGAAGAAGACAAGGGAGTAGCAAATTGCGACACCCTTGGAGGTATACAGGAACTAACTGTAATAAATGAAAGTGGTCTATATAGCCTAATAATGTCTAGTAAACTACCAAGTGCTAAAAAGTTTAAGAGATGGGTGACAAATGAAGTATTACCTACAATTAGAAAGCATGGAATGTATGCAACAGAACAATTATTAGATAATCCAGATTTATTAATTGCATCTTTACAAGAATTAAAGAAAACAAGAGAAGAAAAGAAACAATTACAAAAGGAAGTACAGCTATTAGAAGAGGACAATAAATATTTAAATGAGATTCTAAAAAGTAAAGATACAATACTTGTAACAGTAATTGCAAACGATTATGGAATGACAGCACAAGCTTTTAATAAAAAGTTACATGAAATGGGAATACAACATAAAATTGGTGGAACATGGGTCTTATACGAAAGATATAAAGGCGAAGGATTCGTACATAGTAAAACTACAGAATATACCAAGAGTGATAATACAAAAGGAACAAGTGTAAATACTGAGTGGACACAAAAAGGACGATTATTCTTATATAGAAAATTAAAAGAAGAAGGAATAGTGCCTCTGATAGAACAAAACAGCAGGAGGTAAAGACATGACATACATAGAGTTAATTAACGGATTTGAGAATTGGCTCGAAACTCATCATTTACCAATTGCATCACAATTGCTATGGTACAAGCTTATTGCACTGTTCAATAGATGTGGTTGGGAAGAATGGATAGCTGTAGATAACCAAAGATTAATGTCCGTTATGCAAATAAAAAGAGAAGCTACTTTTATAGAAATAAGAAATAAATTATTAGAAGCTGGTTTATTTGATTATGAAAAAGGTAAAAAAGGTAGTCCAAACAAATACAAAATAAATACTTACAATTTTGAAAGTATAAACCGTAGTAAAAACAGTAGTACAAACCGGAGTATATCCCGGAGTAGAAACCGCAGACATAAATAGACTAGATAAAGACTCTTTATTTTTATATAAAGAATATAAAGAGAAATTGCAAGGCAAAGAATTTACGGAAAAATTAAAAATCATTGCAGAATGTCAACGAAGACAAGAATATATTAATTTGCCTATAGTACAACAACAGGATTTACTGCTATTACTTAATAGAATTTAGGAGGTAAGAATGAATATAAAAGAAGTTATAGACAGAGAAAAGCCTATAAAACATATAAAATATTCTAGTGAAAACACGAATCATCTAACAAATGAGAAAAAAGAAAAAGAGTATGAATATTACATATGTGATGAATGCAAAAAGAAAATTATTATAACAAAAAATAAAGATGCAAGAAGAGGAGGATTAGTAAATCTTCCAAAAAGCTTAACAAAATGTAATAAAACAATAACTGTAGCATTACATAATTGTTGCTTAAATCCAGTACTGCGACAATTTGAACCGGACAGACAGAAGATAAATCAATTATAGGAGGAAATTATGGAAGTAAAAAGAGAAGAGTTAATAGAGTATAGCTATTATGACGAACAAGGAAAATTAATAACAATAGTAAACAGAGAAAAGTTAGCTGAATTACTAGAAACTGACGAAGTGAGGTGGAAAGAATGAGCAAAGAATATAGAATAAATATGTTTTTTGTTGGAGGTACGACTTTTTGTACAACTGTACCAGAAGATGAAAAAAATAAAATAATTGAATGCCTAAATGATAGAAAAATAGAACAAATAAGATTTGGACCAAGTGAAGAAGACAAAGGAATATATATAATAAATTTAAAGAATTTGAACTTAATCAAAATAAGTGAGGAGTTAAAATGAATATAGAAGAGGATATAAAGGAATTAAAAGAGCTAAATAATTTATTAAAATTTTTTAAAACGCACGGTTGGATTCCAAATTTGTCTAGAAACACAAATATAAACGAAACAATAAAAGCAATAGAACGCATATTAGCAGAAAGAGAAGAAGATAAAAAGAGAATAGAAAGATTGCAAGTTTTAGAAGATGATTTAAAAGATAAAAGAATAGTATATGTAGATACACCAGAATTTGCAGAAAATTATATACCAAAGCAAAAAGTAAAAGATAAATTTAATAAATTAATTACAAGAATAAAAGAGTTTAAAGAACCAGAAAGAAAAAAATATTTTAGTATAGAGCAAATTATAGACTTACTCGAGCAATTTGAAAATAAATTATTGGAGGATAAATAATATTGTAATTTACTAGATTACAGAAAGGATAAAAAATGAATATAGGAAAAGGAAGATGGAACTCAAAATATATTTGTGATAAATGTGGCAATGAAATACCATTTATAGGACAAAAAGGATTTATAGGAATAATGCATTATTGCAGTAAAGGACAAAGAGATGGCAATTACAAACATGACTTTGACTTATGTAAGAGTTGCGAAAAAGAGTTTAGAAAATGGTTAAAAGAAAAACCGATTATAAGTTCAGAAAATATAATTGATAGATTTCCTGTATGGGAAGAAAGCTAGGTGATTAAATGTTAAGAATAAGAGAATACAACAAGATAACAGGAAAAAAGATAGATTTAAATGAGCTAAAAAATTTTGGATTCATAAAGTATAAAAGTATAGATGATGGAGAATTGTACTGGTGTATTTGTGATTTATTCATAGGAAAAGATAGAAGGATTTTACAAGACGATGGAATAAATCCTTGTAAATCAATAGATTATCAATTAAGCAAAAATGAAATAGAAATTATTTACGATTTAATAGTTGCAGGCTATGTAGAAGAAGTGGAGGAGGAGTAAATGGGAAATATAACTAAAGAAACAAAAGAAATATTAAAGAATTGTTGGGTTATGACAACTGACCATACTTTAGACGAAGAAAATATAAAATTAAAAGAAGCGATAACAGAAGTATTAAATGAATCTATGACATCAGAAGAGAGAAGCAGATGGGGATATGAATATTTTATTAAAAACAAACAATATAATGATGATTTAGAGCGTAATAAAAATTTATTGAAGGAATGGTCACACATATTAAAAGGAATGGGAAATAGAAATTATATTTATGCTTATGCAATAGATAGAGTATTAAGAGAGCTAGAGAAGAAGGAGGACAAGCAATGACATAAGAAAAGAAGAAAATAGAAGAAGCAGTAAGCATAATATTAAGAGGTATAGATATTGAAAGTTCAGCACTAATATTAGAAAAGGCAGTTATGGATAATTATATTATAGTATCAGGAAGAGTAAACATATTAAGAGTTGCAACACGACAAATATTAAATTTTATTGAAGAATATAAAAACAAAGGCTATTTAGATGTTGTAAGAGAAAAAGTAAAAGCAAATGAGGAAGTAACTAAATTACAAAAAGAAAATGAAGAAAAAGATAATCAAATAGATTTAATGATAGAAGAATATGAATATAATGCTAGAATTAATTTTAAGAATTTTTGCGAAGACGAATTGAGAAAGGATAATTGTATTCAAGATTGTAAATCATGTGCAAAACAATATTTTGAAAAATTAGTAAAAGAGAAAGGATAGATATGTCAGAAGATAAAAAGATAGAACAGCTTATAGCAATTGGAGTAAAGTCAATAAATATAAGCAAAGAAAAGTATTACAAATTAAAGCAGGAAACGAAAAACTTAATTAAGCTTAATGATATAAAATTAAATATCGAGGAGGAAAAATAGAGATGGCATCATTAAATGAGATATTAATAAAACCAGAATATAGACCTTGTTTTGTAGATTTAAAAGATGGAAGAGAAAGAAAAGCACTTTTTCATAAATGGAACATGAAAGAAGATTTATTTAAGAAACAATATGCAATGGGTTTAGTTGAATTAGAAAATGGAAAAGTATTAGAAGTTTATTATGGTCAAATTAGATTTATAGATAACAAAATAAAAGAATATTGTTTTGAAGAAGGTGAGTAGATGAAAAGAATATTAAAAGCATTATTAAAGACGATATTAATTTTAATATTGATAATTGGAACAATAGCAGCATTAGCTATATTTCCATATATTACAGCAGGAATATATTCAATACTAGTTATAATAATTATTTTTATTAGTTTTTACGAAAGTGAGGATGAGTAGATGACTAAAGAGCAAGAAGAGGCTATAAAATATTTTGAAGATAAAATAAAAGATGTAAAACCTGAATATATAGAAACATATGTAGATGGAAAGAAATATAGAATTGAAGTAATACCAGTAAAAATGCGTTTTGATAAAGAAGAAGCAGAAAAGATGAAAATAATTTTAAATATGCTAAAAGAAAAAGATGCAGAGATAGAAAAATATAAGAAATTATTAGCAGATAATTTAGCAAGAGAACTAAACAATAGTATAAAAGCTAAAGAAAAAGCAGATACAGATTTAGACGATTTAGATAAAGGCTGGAAAGTAGAATTGGAGAAGAAAGACAAGATGATAGATTTAATATTAGATAAATTCAAAGAAGGTACAGAATACTATTATAGCGAATTTGATTACATGACAAAGGAAGATTTAAAACAATATTTTGAAAGGAAAGTAGAAGATGATTAGGAGGTAAAGATGGACAATCTTAAAGTAGGAGATTTTGTAAATGAAAATGAAGTAATTGATAAATATTTGTTTAATGGAGAAATACCTGTATTAGAAACAACGGGAGATGAAACAAATGCCAAATGTATGTGTGAAGGTGATATTAAAACAATACTAACACATGAACAATACGAAAGAAATTGTTACAGATTGGAGGACAATTAATGTATAAGATAGAAATATGGAGATTTCATATAATACATGAAACTTATACAAGCAATAATATAAAAGATATATTAAAATGGTATAGAAACAATTGGCAAATATCATATGAATGGGGGAATTGCAGTTTTGAAGTGTATAAAAATGGCAAACAATTATCATTTGATGAACTTGAAGAAATAGGATTTTTTAAATCATTCGAAGATTTAGACGAGGAGGAATAATAAATGAGAAAGACATATAAAGGATATGAACTAGTACAAGCTATAGCAGGAGGTAAAATAAAAGAAGATACAAAGTTCCTTGCAAAATGCCAGGTAATGTATTGGGACGGAAACAACATAGTATTTAAATCTAACCCAAACACGACATTATCCTTGCTACAACTAGCTAATACGGAATTTGTATTAGTAGATGAAGAAATAGATATACAAGAGATAGAAGAATATGAATTTCCAAGTTATACAGATAAATTAACACCAATAGAAAATAAGTTATTAGAACTTATAAATGAAAACAGAAAAGCTATTAAGCAACTTGATAGAAAAATAAAAGGAGGAAATACAAATGTTTAATTTAAGAAAAAGAGTAGAGAATTTAGAAAATCAATTAAAGATAGATCCAGTTGTAATTACAGAAGAGGATTTATATAAATTTTATTTAGAAAGAAAAATAGATGAGATAAATGCAAGATTAAAATATAATTTAAATTATTCTATAGAACATAATACAGAATCAATTAGAGCAGACGGATGGAGGTTTTTCGATATGTCATGGACAACAAGTATAAAGATTAAGATAAGCGATATAGAAATTAAAAAGTTTACTTATACGCCACATCCAAACATAACAAAAAAGGATATTTACAAAACAATATTAAGATACATAAACTCAAAACCTATAAGTTATTTTATAAAATTAGACAAGAAGCTTGAAGATTTAAAGAAACACAATAAAGAATTAGATGATAAGAAATTAAACCTAGAAGAGGAATTAAAGAAAATAATATAAAATTGTAGGAGGTACAAAAGATTGGAAATTAAAACCTTAATTAAATTATTAAAAAACTACAAAGAAAACAAAGCTACATTAAACATTAGATTAAAAGAATTAAAAAACAAAAGAATAGAATTAAAGAATCTAGTAGTAGATACTAGTATAAGTGGAATAAATTACGATACAGAAGGAATACATAGTAAAAATACAATATCAGATAAAACAGGAAATAGTGTAACAAAAGTAGACAGTAAAAGAATAAAGCTAGAAGAAGATATAGCGAAACTAGAAGAGGAAATAAGACAATTAAGAAAAGATGTGGAAACAGTAGATGACAGATTAGAGATATTAACATATAAGGAAAAACAATTATTAATTGCAAGGTATATCGAAGAATGCAGTTATGTTGATATAGGGAACAGAGTATACTATCAAATATATAATGAAACAAGAAGCTCTGATGCAATTAAAAGGATTTTAGAAAAAGCCATGAAAAAGATTACAAAAATACAGTAGTCTGAAAATGCATGGTTTTTGCGTACAAAATGCACGGTTTTTGCACTTGTTTTTTCAAAAATAACAGTTTATAATTTATAATAGCAACAGAAAGTTGTGATGGCTCCTTTCATTATTAAATTATTCAATTATAATTACTACGTGAAATTGTGACATATATAGTCACAATTTTTTATATTGCGGGATAGAGTAGTTGGCAGCTCGCTAGCCTCATAAGCTAGAGGTCACAAGTTCGAGTCTTGTTCCTGCAACCATAAGAGTAGATGTTTTATATGTCTACTCTTTTTTAAATGTACTAGACATTGTGAATCGTTAAAAGATCACCTCCTTTCTTAATATAAATATTTGACTAAACAAGCTATTTCTAGTGTAGCTTGTTTTTTTATTTTATAAGGAGAATGAAATGGAACTAAAGATTATAATTTTATATTTATTAATAAAGGTAATGAACATATATGAAAGATAAATTAAATTGGAAAGAATGTATGAAACGTAAATGTGAGCAATGCAAATATTATGATAGATGTTTTAAAAAGGAGAGAAAAACAGAGAATGAAAAAAATAAAATTTTTAGTAAATATTCCAGATAAATATACAAGAGAGGAATACAAAGAAGGACAAGTAAAACAGTTTAACAATAAAAGAGCAGAAGAAATTTTAAAAGCTAGAAGATATAATGGCGAGCCATATGCAGTTGAAGTAGTAGAAAAGAAAGAAACAACAACAAAGAAAGTAGAAAAAGAAAATACAATGAAGGAATAATTATGGCAGAAAGAGATAATCCGTTAATTGCAAAGAAATACAAAAGTAAAAGATGGCAGAAGTTAAGAAGGCAGAAATTAATATTAAATCCTATGTGTGAAAGATGTGAGAAGAAAGAAATATATGTTCCTGCCTATTTTGTACATCATAAAGAATATATAACTGAACAAAATTACGAAGATGATAATATATTCTTCAATATAAACAATCTAGAAAGCTTATGCAAACAATGTCACAACACTGAACATTTTGCAGACAAAGTAGAGTACAAGTTTGATGAAAACGGAGATTTAATAAAGAATGAATATTGAACAAAGAGCAATAGATGACGAAGTATATACTATAACTATATTGAAAAGCCTAACAGATAAAGACAGAATAGATTTAGAAGAAGGTATTAAATCATTACAAAAACACAAGGATTGTAGTAGAATACATTCTTCTAAGTTTATTATTGTTAATACTCACAAGACCAAAGAAGAGATAGAAGAAATAAATAATCAAGATAAGATTCAAGATTTGTTTAGAGTGTACAAAGAGAATAATAGTCAGAAGTATTATATAAATGATAAGACATTAATAGATGAGTTAAGCAACTTAAAGCTTACAGATAAAAACAAAAAAGAAATAAATAAAAAAATTAATTTAATAAATGATTCTATCAAAGAATTAGAAGAATATAGGAAGAAAGTGGAAACAATTATAGCAAATAGCCCCCCATAACCTTACAAAATCAATGCCTATGGGAGAACGGTGGGTGGGCATTCGAAAGATTCGAACAAAACATACACGAGGGGTGTGGTATGAATGGATACAGAAAAGAATATTTCTGCAGCAATACTAGACGAAAATAAAGAGTATAAACTAACGGAAACAGAATTAAAAGAAAAAAGAGAGAAAATAAGAAAAACGACAAATGAATTAAAGAAAATATTTTGCAAATTAGATAAAAATACTCTTAAGTTAGTAGAAAACATAATCCAAGAATTAGCCTTTATGTCAGTGACTTTAGAGGAAAATCGAAAATACATAGAAGAACATGGTGTAAAAGAAATATACATGAATGGAAAAGGTCAATTTGGATACAAAGAATCGGTTGAAAGCAAAAATTACAATGCAATGATTAAAAACTATACTAATCTTACAAAGGAAATAATTAATTTTTTACCAAAAAGCGAGAAGAAAGGAGCAGGAGAAGATTTACTTAAATTTATTGCTGGTGGAAACAAATGAATTATATAAAAGAATATGTAGAAAAAATAGAAAGTGGAGAAATTGTTGTAGGTAAAAAAATAAAAAAAATATATAAAAAATTATTAAAGGAAAGCTCGAATGAAAGCCTTCCTTTTTATTTTGATGAAGAAAAAGGAAATAGACCGATTAATTTCATTGAAACTTTTTGCAAGCAAGCAGAAGGAGAAATAGGAAAACCTATAAAATTAGAATTGTTTCAAAAGGCATATATACAAGCGTTATTCGGCTTTATATATAGAGATACAGGTTTAAGAAGATTTAATGAAACAATGTTTTTAGTAGGAAGAAAAAATGGAAAAACAACAATGCTATCAGCTATTGCTTTATATATGATGATTGCAGATGGAGAAGGATCAGCAGAGTGCTATTCAGTAGCAACAAAGAAAGATCAAGCCTCTAAAGCTTTTAAAAGTGCGTGTGCAATGAGAGCACAATCACCAGAAATAAGAGCAATAGTAAACAAAAGGCGAAGCGATATGTATATGCCGACTACATTTAGTAGTTTTGAACCACTTTCAAGTGATTCAGATACTTTAGATGGACTTAATGCACATCTTGTAATTATAGATGAATTACACGCTATAAAAGACAGAAATTTATACGACGTAATGAAACAATCAACATCTTCTCGTAGACAACCTTTAGTTGTAATGATAACGACGGCAGGAACAGTAAGAGAATGCATATTTGATGATATATATAACTATGCTAATAATGTTTTAGATGAAATAGTTAAAGATGATTCATTTTTACCAGTTTTATACGAATTAGATAAAACAGAAGAATGGAAAGATATAAGCTGTTGGGCAAAAGCTAATCCAGGCCTTGGTACAATAAAACAATATAAATATCTTGCAAAACAAGTAGAAAGAGCTAAAAATGATACAAGCAGCAAAAGATCTACATTATGCAAAGATTTTAATATAAGAAGTAATTCAGAAGAAAAATGGTTAGACTTTGATACTGTCAACAATGAAGAAAAATTTGATATTGAAGAATTAAGAGGAACATATGCAATTGGAGGAGCAGACTTATCAAGTACATTAGATTTAACTTGCGCAACATTAATTGTATTAAAGAAAGGAAAGATTTATGTTTTACAACAATACTTTATTCCTGAAGATACCATAGAAGAAAAAGAAAATGACGACAAAGTACCATACAAAATTTGGAAGGAAAGAGGACTTTTAACTACTTGCCCTGGAGCTAAAATAAATTATACAGCAGTAACAGAATGGTTTATTAAGATGCATTATGAATACGATATATCCCCTCTTTGGATTGGATATGATAGGTGGGGAAGTACATATTGGGTTGACGAAATGAAAGAAAATGGTTTTCAAATAGAACAAGTAATACAAGGAGCGCAAACAATGTCAAACCCAATGAAACAATTAGAAGCAGACTTAAAAGAAAAAAAGGTAGTGTATAACAATAATCCTATTCTTAAATGGTGTTTATTAAATACAGCAATAGAAATTGATAAGAATGACAATATACGTCCAGTAAAAGGAAAAAAATCAAAAGAAAGAATAGACGGAACAGTATCTTTAATTGATGCTTATGTTGTCCTATATAGGAAAATGCAGGACTATTTAGTTTTACAGGAGGAATAATATGAAGAAAAAAAGAAGCTTATTTGAGCTTATCTTTAATATAAAAGAACAAAGACAAGACACGATACAACCACAATATAAAATGCTGAATAGTTATGAAGCACAATTTACTACATTGAGTGGAGATACATATGATAGCAAATGTGCTAGACAATGTATTGATAGAATTGCTACTCATGCTGCTAAACTTATACCAAAACATATAAAAGGAAGCATAAGCAACAACATTAAAGGAGATATTAATTATTTACTAAGTGTACAACCAAATCCTTTAATGGATACTTACAATTTTATTTACAAAACTGTTTCAATTTTAGAGAACGATAACAATGCTTTTGTTTATATGGCTAGAGATGAAACAGATTTTATAACAGGATTTTATCCAATTTTAGCACAAAACTATTTCTTATTTGAAGATGCTACAGGTAATCTATTTCTAAAATTCAAATTTATCAATGGACAAGAATATTTTTTATTATATACAGACTTAATACATTTAAGAAAATTTTATAATAAGCATGATATTTTTGGAACAAACAATAAAGTATTACAAACTGATTTAGAAACAGCACATACTGCAAACGAAGGAATAAGTAATGCGATAAAGACTACTGCTAATTTAAAAGGAATATTAAAATATAATGCTGTATTAAAACAAAAAGATATAGAAGAAAGTAAAAATGCTTTTGTTAGAGATTTCTTAAATCTAGAAAACGAAAGTGGAATTGCTGCAATGGACTCTAAAGCAGAATTTCAAGAAATAAATATGCAACCAATTACACTAGATAGTGAACAGCTAAAGCAAGTTAATTACAACATTTTTGATTATTATGGAATTTCTGAAAGCATAATAAGAAACGATTATACTTTCGAACAATGGAATGCTTTCTACGAAGGTGTAATTGAACCACTTGCAATGCAATTAAGCAATGTTTTCACTATTAAAATATTTAATAAAGAAAGCATAAAAAGAGGAAATAAAATAGTATTTACTGCAAATAGATTACAATATGCAAGTTTGACAGATAAGACAAACTTATTAAAAGTTGTAATACCAGCAGGTGTAATTAAGACAGATGAAATTAGAGAGGTATTAGACTTTGCACCTCTTGGAGGAGAAGAAGGAGAAAGAATAGTACAATCTCTAAACAATATAGATAAAGAAATAGCTAACGAATACCAAGGAGGAAAAAACAATGGAAAATAAATATTATGGTTTAGCTAATTTACGTGCATTAGAAGATGATAATAAGCAAATGATATTAGAAGGCTACGCAATTAAATTTAATCAACCAACACAGCCAAAATTTAAAGAATTATATGGATATACAGAAATAATAAGCCCTAGAGCATTAGATGACACTGATTTGTCTGATGTACCACTTAAATACAATCATTCTGATGGAAAGGTAATATTAGCAAGAACAAGAGGAGGTACATTAAATCTTATTAAAGATGAAATAGGATTAAAAGTACTAGCAGTTTTAAATAGAAATATACCAGATCATGTATCTGTTTATGAAGCAGTAAAAAGCAAATTAATAGATAAGATGAGCTTTGGATTTTTTGCTGATGAAGATATGAACTCTTATGATGCAGAAAGTAGAACAATAACTGTTAATAGAATTACAGCATTAACAGATGTATCTGTTGTAGATATTCCTGCGTACGATTCTACAGAAGTGTATGCAAGAAATTTAAAATCTTTAGAAAATATGGATAAATCTAAAGAATTAGAAATTAAGAAAAGAAAATTAAAAGTTTTACTAAGTTTATAATACCGAAAGAGGCTAGCTGGAGAGCTAGCTTTTTCTGACTGGAGAGGAAGATAGGATTTTTTATAAAACAGCTGGAGAGCTGTCATTTTTTATTTTAGGAGGAAGTTATGAGCAAAGAAGAAATACTAAAAAGAAAAGAAGAATTAAGACAATTATTAAATGAAGCCAAAACAGAAGAAGAAATAAACGAAATTGAAAAAGAGGCTAAAAAACTAGAAGAAATCGAAGAAAAACAAAAAGAAGATATCACAAAAGAAGAAGAAAGACAGTTACTAACAAAAAGTACATTAAGTCAATTAAAAAAAGATACTGAAAATTTAGAAAAAAGAAGTCTAAAAGTTAGAGAGGATGGAGAACCAATGGAAAAAGAACAAAAAAGAACATTAGCACAAGTTTTAGAAAGTCCAGAATATAGAACAGCATGGGCTAAAAAATTAATGGGAAGACCAGAAAAAGATTTTACAGAAGAAGAAAAGAGAGCATTAGGAGATGCAATCACAACAACTGATACAGAATTTGTTGCTTCTGCTGCTGAAACACAAGGAATTAACAATGGCGGACTATTTATTCCAAAATCTGTAAGAAGTGACATCATGGAAATTATAACAGATTCAAGCCCAATTTATAGAGATGTAAGAAAATTAAATGTAGCAGGAAATATTGAATTACCATACTTAGACGAAGCTGATGATGCTGAATGGTATACAGAACTTAAAGAAACAAAAAATGAAGGACAAAAATATGCTAATTTACAATTAACTGGATGGGAATTAGCTAAAGATGTTGAAATTACATGGAAATTAGAACAAATGGCAGTAGACAGCTTTATTCCATTTATTGTTGAAGAATTAGCAGCAAAAATGGGTATAGCTTTAGTAAATGCTATTATCTATGGAGATGGAGTAAATAAACCAAGAGGAATCACAAAAGATTTAACAGCAATTAAAGAAGGGGAAACACCAGTAGACAGAATAATTGCTACATATAAATCTTTATCAACAGAGGCTAGAAGAGGAGCAAAAACATATATTTCTACAAATGTAAATATAGATATTTGTGGATACAAAGATAACAATGGAAATTATCCATTCTTACAAGGTCTTGCAACAAATAAATTAACTCCTGTTGAAGTAGACCCATACTTAAAAGATGATGACATAATCTCTGGAAACATGAGAAACTACATATTAAACGAAGTTACACCAGTTAGAGTAGATAAAGAAACAAAGATAAAACCAAGAAGAATCGTTTATGGAGGATATGCAATATATGATGGTGTAGCAAGACCAAATTATTTTGCATATAGCCAAAAAGCAGAATAGGAGGAACTAAATGGATACTAAAGTAAAATTTTTAAAACAATTAGCACTAAAAGTGACATCTGCAACTTCTGAAGATGAAGTTGCAGGCGAAACAGTGTGTGAAGTATTAGATTATATAGTAAAGAATTATAAAGAAGGTGCTGGCAGTCAAGGACCTGCTGGACCTCAAGGCGAAAAAGGTGAAAAAGGCGATACAGGTGAACAAGGCCCAAAAGGTGACAAAGGAGATACTGGTGAACAAGGGCCAAAAGGTGACAAAGGAGATACTGGAGCAGCAGGTAAAGATGGAAAAAGTGTAACATCTATAACTTTAACTACAGATGAAACAGGAAAAGTAACAGGAGGAACAGCAACATTTTCTGACGAGAGTACATCTGCAATAACTGTTACACAAACAGGAGTTTAGGAGAAAAATAAATGGACAAACTACTAAAACTAGCAAAACAATCTTTAAGCATAGTTGAAACTGCAACAGCTAAAGATGAAGAAATAAAAATGTGGATAAATGCAGGAATAGCAGATCTAGAAAGGCAAGGCATCAATACTAAAAAAGATAACAGCTTAATAGATTCTGCTATTATTATGTTTGTTAAAGCTAATTTTGGCAATGTAGACATTAAAGACAAAGAGTCTGCACAGAAAGTATATAACTATCTCTGTGCTAATTTAGGTTTATCGACAGATTACAAGGTGGCTGATAAAGATGCATGATGTTGAATGTATTTTATTATCTAAAGAAATTGTACAAGACGAAATAGGTGTAGAAAAAGAGATAACAAAAGAAAGCCCTGTACCAATCATAAAAAATGAAGAAATATATGCCAAAGAATATTATGTAGCCAACCAATCTGGATACAAGCCAACATTAAGATTAAAAATAAGTGCTTTAAATTACGAAGGACAGCAAGAACTCAAATATATGGGAATTACTTATACTATTATAAGAGCAACAGAACCTTACGCAGATGAAGTAACTTTGATTTGTGAAAGGAAGATAAAAAATGTCTAAAAGCATATCTGGAGAGATGTTAAGCAAAGAAATAATGAAAGCA